ACTGCTACTCATTGGTGCGCGATTACTACCGGCGCGAGCTGGGCATCACGTTACCGGAGTACGACCGCGAAGATGGATGGTGGAACGAAGGGAAGGACCTTTACACCGACAACTTCGAAGGTGCTGGGTTCGTCCAGGTAGGGCCGGCAGACCTGCATCAAGGTGATTTGATCCTGATGCAGGTTCGCTCGCCGGTCCCGAATCACGCAGGAATCTTTCTTGCAGATGGCATGCTCAAGACCGAGCCTGATCATCATCCAGTTCCCGGATCCATCCTGCACCACCTTTACGGCCGTGACTCTAAGCGAGATGTCTACGGCGGGTACTGGACCGAAGCAACACGCCTGATCCTCAGGCATAAAGACGCGAAACAGTGAGCGGCGATGCCGCAGGAGCAATCAATGAATCAGCCTTTTGAATTAACAGAAGAAGGAGGAGTGCGCATCAGCGGTGCTAGCGCCATTGACGCTGAGGTGCATGCCAAGTCAAGCCGTGACGAATTGCTTGAAATTCGCCTGCAGCGCATAGAGGCGGCGCTCGGCTTCAGTGAAAACCCTGAGCAAAATGACGCGATCAGGGCTGTCATAGCGAGCCTCTGATTAGGAGATCGCAGCCTTTACTTCCTTGGCCGTCTTGAGCGCTAGCTCGATAGGCGCCTTGTAGTTCTTTTGGACTTCGGCGCTAGCGTTGGCGAACGGACCAGGATGTAGAGCTGCTTCCAACGCCTGGATGACGACGTTACTGTCCTTTCCGGCTAGTTTTTGCACTGCCTGTGTCAGTGCAGTCAGAGCCGCTAACGTACCCAGCCCAACCGGCGAGCTGAGTCCTTCCAAAGGGTTCAGTTTTCCATCAGTTGACATTTTGACCTCCTAGGTCACATTGCCCCGGTCCATGGGCTTGCAGGCAACGGACCGAGGCGGTTCGTTGGAGGCGCAACGCTACTACGGCGTGATTCTGTGCGGTACTGATCGTTTGTCCACCGCTGGATGGGTAGACAGGGAGGGCGCTTCTATAGATGTCGGTAAAGCGTGTCAAGACTAATTTGACAGTATCTCTTGACTTCGGCAGACTCCCGCCTCATTTTTGAATAACGAATCAACGAAATCAGGAGGCCGTATGGAGTACCGAACTGCAAACGACGTCCTTGACGCTCACTGGGATGGTGGCTTGCCCGTTGACCCTGAAGCCATCGCAAAGGCTATGGGGATCGAGGTTTGTGTTGTGACGCCATTTGACGATGACTACACAAACGAGAGTGGGCATTATCAGCGTAGACCTGGCGAACGCCCTCTCATTACCTACAACTTTGGCGAGGCACCTGTTCGTCAGCGTTTCACAATTGCACATGAGATCGGTCACCACGTTCATGGCGATTTGGATGCTCCACGCGACACTTCCGAGCAATTCAGTGCAAAATCTCGCGATCCGAGAGAAATCGCAGCGAACCGGTTTGCCGCTGCATTGCTGATGCCTGCTGCGGTTTTAAAGCAAGCGGTTTATGGCGATGGAACTACCGACCTGAGAGATCTGGCCAAGAAATTTGGAGTCTCTACCGCGGCAATGGAATTCCGTCTGAAAGCGTTAGGGCTTTTATGACGGAGGACGATATCAATAATTTAGCCGACGGTGACGCTAGGGACTTTAGTCTTGCTCGCCGTACGTTGGATGCAGAGAAATGGCGTTCGGACTGGCAACGGATAATCACTATTCTTGCTTCTGTGGTGATCGTGGTTTTCTACGCTGCTTTGCTGGGCTTCGTCTTTTTTGGCAATGGTCGGATGACGTTCGGCGAGCACTACTGGTTCGTTTCATTTCGACCGCATACCACGGCCGATATTCCAATTGTGGTGTCGCTGGCCGCTGTGCCAACGTTGCTTCTGATTGCCTTGCTTCGATATTTCAACCATCGGCCTAAGGAAACGGAGGACGAACTTACGCCGAGCGGCTCGGCCAGTCTCGATCTGGCTAAAGAGCTACTCAAGACAGCGGTTGATCTGATCAAGTCGAAGTAGCCCAGCCTCGAGCCGGGCTTTTTGATTCAAGCGGGCATCTCTTGCGCCGATAGCCTAGAACTGCATTCCGCAGTGCAAGGAGGCGTCATGAAGAAAATAGCAATTGCAGGCCTGGTAGCTTTGTTGTCGATCGTTTCGTTGTCAGCGTCAGCCTGCCCCAAAGGCACGCATCCAACAGGCGGAACAGGGTCGCATCACAAGGGCGGCACCTGCGTCTGATAAGGAGCCCAGCCAAGTGCTGGGCTTTTTGCATCCGAGCATTACGGCAACTGGTCGATCCTAACGAAGACCGCGACGCGACGGTTTCACCTTCGCACGCAATTTAAGCAAATCGTCGACCTGCGAGGAGGCTCGCAGCCATGCGATCTCAAAGCCTAATGCAGGGATCGCAGCGAATATACCTACCACAAAGGCCGCGCGCGTCGATCCCATCCTTGGTGGCAACATCAAAAGCATAATTATGGTTGCGATGCCGACTACCATGAAGAGGGTCAACATGGCGTAGCTGAAGGCAATGCGTCTGTGTATGGCGACGCTGTCAAATCTGAGAGCCCCGGCCCTTTTGAGGCGCTTCAGTTTTAAGGACTTGTAAGTTCGGTGAATTCGTCCTCGCGTTTGGCTCATCAGCGCCCGTAAGACTACTGTCGCCCTTCGATAAAGTGATGGAAGGGCGGCGGCCAGCAAAATCCCCATAAGGGTCGAGACTACGTTACTGAGCCACCATTGAGGGTTAGCTGCCCATTCTTCCATGAAATGACCTTACTGCTGGTTTAGGGGATGAGGTAAAGGCCCAGGCTGGCTGGGTTACTCTAGGGTCGCTGCATATCGCGGATCTAGCATCTCAAGCACCATCTGATCATGTTCTTTTCGCGTCGCCCTGTAGAACATGCATCGATTTAGCAGCAGGGTTTTCATGCAGCGAGCGGAGGCGAGATGCTTTGGCTCAGCAGAGATCGTCACGGTCCTGTGGCTGCTCGTGTCCGTCACTTCCAAGTGATAACGCCCAATCAGGCCGTCGTCCCGCTTGGTGTGACTGAGGAGTTTGAAGGTGATGAGCATTTATTTCCGCTCGTAGCTTTTCACGATGTTTCCGTGCTCATCGGCTGTGATTGCGTGTTCGCCTGTCTTCTCGTCGTAGAGGCGCTCGATTTTCCTAATACCATCTTCAGCGTTTGCGAGAAGAAATCTGAGCTGACTCAGCGCTAGTACGATGCTCTGGTCGGCAGGCTCGACAGAGTTCTCTTTTGCCCAAGCTTCGTATGACTCTTGGTCGAGGATCGCTTGGTCGTGAGCATAAGACTCCTCAAGCCGAGCAATGATTTCAGCATTGAGACTTCGCTTCGCATGCTTGGCAGATGCTTCAAGCATTTCCCGTAGGTCGGCCGTCATGCGCAGGGAATATGGAGGAAGTACGTGCCGGTCTGACATGGGTATCCACGATTTGATGATATGAAATGATATTTTGTCCATGACGGCAAAAAGATTCAAGAATCCACTTGACGGCACTGTGTGGTGAGATCAGTATTTAGTGACTGCATTATGAATCCACATGCGGAGCGGAAACGATGACGGATAGGCACCAAACCCCACCCTATAGCCTTCGAATTGCCGAGGGACTTAAGGAGAAAGCTCGTGACCAGGCTCATGCAAATCGTCGCAGCTTGAATGCAGAATTCGGGCTGCTCATTGAGGAGGGCCTGAAATGGCGGGAAATGCAGCAAAGCAAGCAGGCCGTGGCCTGAAAACGAAGAAGCCCCAGTGCGGGAACACTGGGGCTTCGGGAAACGAGATCAACTTCGGAGAAGAAATCGTCATGAACGATGTTAGCACAGTAGTAGACATGCGCAAATTTGTGGAGGCCCGCAACGGCGAGGCTTTCACTAGCTCACAAAATGTTGCTGCGGCGTTTGGCAAGCTGCACAAAGATGTGCTGCGCAAGATCGACGGTCTGGAGTGCTCGACGGAATTCACTGAGCGCAATTTTACGCTCAGTGCCTATGTCGACGGCTCAGGTCGCAGTCTACCTCAGTGGGATATGACCAAAGACGGCTTCATGTTTTTGGTCATGGGCTTCACCGGCAAGAAGTCGGCAGCGACCAAGGAAGCGTACATCGCTGCGTTCAACTGGATGGCGGATCAGCTTGGTTTGTCGAGCGAGACGCTCGTGGCGAAAGCGGTGAACGAAGCTCTCGGTGCAGAAGGCGCGCGCACGATCAGAAATGTCATCCGCTGCCGCATAGCCTCGCTCCCCACCAAGAACCAGCGCAGCGCTAAAATGAAGATGTCGTCGGCGCTGCACGCTCGCTTTAGTGTCCCGCGAATTGAGCTGATCCCTGCCGATCAATTGGATGCGGCCTGCAACTTCGTCGCAAGCTATGGTATTGAAGGCGAATACATCCAGCGCCAAGCGCACCTGCTTCCGGAGAAACTGGGTCAGGACGAACGCTACTTGGTCAGCGCCGACCCCCTCGGCAACAAACAAGTGATGCCAGTCCCGATGGACGCCTACGTGCTGAATCGCCGTGAGTTCATGAAGTCGATGCTAGTGGATGAAGACATGCCGGTCTCGACTGAAGAAATGTTCCAGTTCGTGGTCTGGGCGACTGAGAACCTGCGTCGTCGCTCGTTGTACCAGGCTTCGCGGAGGGCAGCGGCATGAATTCCGCAATCATCCCTTTTCATTACGAAGGTCAGGCCGTCCGCTTTAACAGTGACGGCTGGATCAATGTCACCGATGTTGCAAAGCGCTTCAATAAGAAGCCGGCGGAGTGGCTGCGCCTCCCCGAAACCATTAAGTACATGGATGCCTTGGCACGACATCTAAATGTGGGGGAATCCCACCTTTTAGTGCAAACGAGCAAGGGAAGGGCGGGTGGGACTTGGCTGCATCCAAAAATGGCAGTCGGATTCGCTCGCTGGCTCAATGTCGATTTCGCTGTATGGGCGGACCTACATATCGACGCACTTCTACGCGGCGAGCTAAACGAGAAACAGCAATTCGATCGCGCCTGCAGGATGTACAGCGAAGCGAAAGACATCGCGAGCTTGGGAGGACGCGAACTCGCCAAGTGGAAAACGAAGAAGCCCGGACTTGAGCACCAAGTCGACTATTGGCGCGATCAGTTGCAGATGACTCTCGGCCTCGACGCAGCCTAACTCGAAGATCAACGAAGCACCCCGCCTAGGCGGGGCTTTCGTGCTGGCGTTTCGTATGTCTCATTGCTGGTGGTAGAGTTCGCGCAAACCACAATGAGGGATCATCATGCGAATTTTGATAGGGGCGCTGGCAGTTGTCCTGATTGCTGGGTGCGTGTCCCCGACGATCAGCCAAATGCGAGAAAAGGGCCCGGCGGCAACTTATACGTCGGCGAAGTCAGAAGGCGATTTGTCTAAATGCGTGCTCTTTGCCTGGCAAGATACCAGCCTTGCCGGGAGTGCGCCGGCGGTGAGCATTCAACCTGGCCGGGATGGCGGGACTACAGTGACCACAGGAGGCAACGAATATTTCGTTGACCTGAAAAGCGTTGGTTCAAAAACCTCAGCTCGGTATTACGAGGTGGGCGACACATGGATATCACGAAAGCTTCAGCCCGAGTTAAAGAGTTGCTTGTGAGAAGCTGACCGACAAACACAAACCCGCTACGGCGGGTTTTTTTATGGGTGGGAAAAATGGCTGAACGACTTCGGACCGTTAGGCTTTACGGGAAACTTGGTGCCAGATTCGGCCGCGTACACCGGATCGCGGTCAGTTCAGCAGCAGAGGCTATTCGCGCACTTGGCGTTCTGCACAAGGGCTTCAACGAATTCTTGTTAACTTCCAAAGATATGGGTCTGGATTTCGCAGTTTTCTATGGGCGCCGAAACTTGAGTCAAGGCGAATTACGAGATCCGCCCAGCCACAACGACATTCGTATAGCTCCAGTAGTGCAAGGGAGCAAGAGCGGCGGGGGGCTGCAAACTGTCATCGGCGTCGTACTGATCGCCGTAGCAAGTTATTTCTCAGGTGGCCTGGCTGCAGGAGGTGCCACCTTGTACGGCTCTGCGGCGGGGGCTGCGGCTTGGACGGTAGTGGGCGCAGTCGGCTTTTCTCTCGCCATCGGCGGCATTGCCCAAATGATCACGGGCACCCAAACAGGCATCGACAGCAGCGAAGCTGCGGATAACCAGCCGAGCTACAACTTCTCAGGCATCAAGAACACCGTCACCCAAGGCAACCCGGTACCGCTGTGCTACGGCGAGATGACCGTGGGTTCCGCCATGATTTCACTGGGAATCGTCGCCGAAGACGAACAGTAAGGGCTTTCCAATGACCGACACCATCGTTCGCGGCTCCAAAGGCAGCGAAAGCAGCCACACGCCTGTAGAAAGCCCGGACAGCCTGATCAACACCAGTTACGCGAACATTTTGGACGCCGTCAGCGAGGGGCCTATCGTTGGATTGGTTGACGGCCTCCGCTCCATTTACTTGGATGAAACACCGATTCAGGGCACCGACGGCTCCATGAACTTCACCGGGGTCACCTGGGAGCAGCGCTTTGGCGAGCACGATCAGGATTACATCACCGGCTTTCCGTCTGTAGAGACCGAACATGCGGTTGGAGTTGAACTGAAAGCCTCTCAGCCGTGGACGCAGAGCCTGAGCAATCTGCAGTTGTCGGGTGTGCGTCTGCGACTCGGCGCGTCTGCGCTCTTTCAGCAGAACAGCGACGGTGACACCAACGGCTTTACTGTGAACTATGTGGTCGAGCTTTCAACGGACGGCTCTGATTACGTTCCGATCATCACCACGGCGTTTAACGGCAAGACCACCACCGGTTATCAGCGCTCTCATCGGATCGACCTCCCGGCTGCCGAAGAAGGCTGGTCTATCCGCGTCCGTCGCACCACGCCCGACTACACCGATGCCAAGATCGGCGACACGACGACTGTCGTCAGCTACACCGAAGTCATCGACGCCAAGCTGCAATATCCCTACACCGCTTTGGTTGGGATCAAGATCGATGCGAGTCAGTTTTCGAACATCCCCGAGCGCGCTTTCCGTATCAAAGGCCGCATCATCCAGGTACCGAGCAACTACGCGCCGGAATCGCGAACCTATACGGGTACTTGGGATGGCACGTTCAAACTCGCATGGACCGATAACCCGGCGTGGATCTACCGCGACATCATTATCAATGATCGTTACGGGCTGGGCCGCTTCATCAATAGCGACAACGTCGACAAGTGGGAGCTGTACCAGATCGCGCAGTACTGCGATGCGATGGTCTCGGACGGCAAGGGCGGGCAGGAGCCTCGTTTCACCTGCAATCTCTACTTGCAGTCGCGCGCCGATGCGCTCCAGGTCCTGCAAGATCTGGCCAGCATTTTTCGCGGTATGGCCTATTACGCCGGGAGCGAAGTAGTCGCGTCCGCGGATATGCCAAACGACCCGGTGTACACCTACACCAATGCCAACGTCATCGACGGCTATTTCAGCCGCCCGGGGTCGTCCGGGTCTACTCGCTTCAGCGTTGCGAAAGTAAGCTGGAGTGATCGGGACGACTTCGGCGCACAAAAAGTCGAGTACGTCCCAAACACAAAGGCCATCGCCCGCTACGGGATCCGCGAAACCGAAATCACGGCGTTCGGTTGCGTATCGCAAGGACAGGCTCAGCGCCTTGGCCATTACACGCTGCTGACCAACCAGCTGGAAACCGGCACCATTCAATTCAGTGTTGGATTGGACGGCGTGCTCGCGCGGCCTGGCCAGATCATCCGTGTTGCCGACCAGCACTACGCAGGCAAACCAATCGGCGGACGGGTCAAGGCTTCGACCACGAGCAGCGTCACAGTGGACGACGACCTGACTGTCGCCGCCGGCGATACGTTGGTCGTGATCCAGCCGAACGGAACAGCGCAGACACGCATCATCAAGACCGTTACTGGTCGCGTGATCACGGTCACCGAGAACTTCAGCGCGGCTCCGGTAACCGAGTCGGTCTATGCGATCGAGACCGCCGAGGTCGTGCCCGAAACCTATCGAATTCTGACCATCACCGAGAACTTCGGGGACGACAAGCTTCAATACGATGTCGTCGCGGTTCAGCACAACGCGAGCAAATTCGCGGCTATCGACAGTGGGGCGCAGATAGTAATCCCGCCAACCACCACGCTTCCGAATGCGGCACAGGCGATGCCGACCAATATCCAGCTGTCGACCTACGAGGCCGTTAAGCAGGGTTTGACGATCGCAACCATGCGTATTACCTGGGAGCCCGCACGCAGCGCACAGAGCTATCAGGTCTGGTGGAAGAAGGATTCGGGCGATTGGGTCTATGCAGGGATTACCTACACGGCGTCGATCGAGGTGTCGGGGATATACACCGGCACCTACACGGCTCGGGTATCGGCTGTTGGCGTCAATGGAAACTCGTCGCTGTGGGCGTATTCCGAGCCGACACTGCTCAACGGCAAGGTAGGTTTGCCGCCTGCGGTGACATCGCTGACAGCTACTGGACTGCTCTTCGGCATCAAGCTGAAATGGACATTTCCGCCAGGCGCAGAAGACACCCAACGTACAGAAATTTGGTACAGCCCTGCGACTGATCTTGCGGCCGCGACAAAGCTCAGCGATCTGGCGTATCCGCAATCCGAATACACCCTCCAAGGGTTGCGTGCGGGCGTGCGTTTCTACTTCTGGGCACGTCTGGTCGACCGCACAGGCAACATTGGTCCATGGTATCCATCCAACGGAACTGTGGTCTCGGCTATTTCCAGCACTGACGCTGAGCCGATACTCGATCTGCTCATCGACGAATTGACCAAGGACCAATTCGGGCAGGATCTGAAATCGGAGATTGATGGCAAGGCCACGCAGGTGTACGTCGATCAGCAAATCTCTGACCTGGAGGGTCAGATCGATGACATCGTCAGTGGGGGAGTTTACGACCCCAACGCGGCATACGCTCGATACAACACCGTGCGCGTCGGCAACAACCTGTGGTCAGCGATTCAAGCAGTTCCGGCCAAGGCGGACGGCACGAACGGACCACCTAATGCCACGTACTGGAAAAACGTTGGCACTGTCACGAACGACTTCGGCGCCGTAGCCGCGCAGGTTCAGCAGAGCAAAACTGACATCACCAACATCAACGGGACGTTGTCTTCGCAGGCGAGCACCCTGCAAGGCCTCCGTACTGACGTTGACACTAAAGCCAGTTCGACCACAGTTCAGCAAATGGGGTCGACCGTCACCCAGCAAGGACAGATCCTCACTGCCCAGGGTCAAGCCATAACGTCGATCAGCAACAAGATCAACGACCCGGCCACGGGGTTGGATGCTCAGGCGGGCGCGATCAACAGCCTGAGCGGCACGGTAAACAACCAGGGAAACCAGATCAACGCCAATGCTCAGGCGATCAATGGTGTTTATGCGCAGGTCAACCCGACAATGGCGGGGGAGACAACATCGTATGCAGGTTCTGAACAAACCTACGTCGGGGTTTACTCCGTTCAGTCAGCGATCATTGAGGGGGATTACGCCCAAGGCCTGAGAACCGACACCATCGCAGTTCAGGTGGGGCAGCAAAGTGCGGCTATCCAAGTCACACAGTCTGCAACTATCGTGGCCCAGAACACCGCTAACACGGCCAACAGTACGGCGAATGCGGCGAACACAACGGCGAATACCGCAAACGGCACCGCCACTAACCTGAAGAACCAGGTTGATATCTCGTATCAGGTCAAGCTCCAGGCCAATAACGCTGGCGACTTCACCTGGGCGGGGTTTGGACTTGGGTTGAGTAACGCTAGCGGGGTGTTTCAGTCTCGGTTTGTCATCGCAGCTGACCAGTTTGTGATCGCAACAACTCAGGGGGCGGATTACGCAACATCACCATTTGCCGTAGTAGGTAATCAGACATTTATCCGAGATGCCTTTATCAGCAAGCTGGCCGTCGTTAATGGCGTGGTCGGTTCCACCCTGTATTCCCAGACCCAGACTACTTACGGGACCCCACGGATGACTATCAACTTCAATCTGGGAGAGATGCTTATCAGGAATAGCGCCACAAATGGTAAGTACCTCCAGATTAACGAGGGTGGGCTTTACATGGTTTCCGGCTCTGTCACGGTGATTGAGCTGAGCATGGCCTAAGGAGGAACTATGCCAGGCTTAAGGATTCGTCGCCCCGACACCGGGGCGGTCATTCTGGAATTGACTGATCGCATAACCCGGCTTTTCGGGACAGTAGTTATTACCTCGGCAAACAAGACTGGCAGTTACACGTATCCGGGGAGCGATGGTATTCCCTGGTATCACATGAGATTGCCGCCCGGAGTGCAGGACCCGGCCACCTCCCAGAGCACCTATCCGCCAAGCGGAGACGTGACTCGTTCCGGGCGGGTTTTAAGCTGGACTAACGTGCCAGTTGGAACTCAAATAGTTGTTGGGGTCTATTAAATGCCCACGGTCAGATTCAGAAATAACACGGGAAACGTCTTAATTGACGATACCTATCAAAACCTTGCCCTCCGGGCTTCTGGGCAGGTAACAACTGCCCCCACCTTTGTTCCAAACCTATCACAGGTTTTTCTCACACTGCCCGCTGATCAGGCCGTATTAGCTTTCCGATGCGCCAACCCGTGTTCTATCTTTTCCGTAACCTACGCTAACGGGAACGCCACCTACCAAATTTGTACCGCTGGGGGGAACGCCGTTGTTAGCTATTGGCAGTTTGATTTGCCGAAATATACAGGCGGTCCCGCTGACTGGCCTAAGCTGATAGTCAAGAATCCCAACACCGGCGAAGTTATCTTTGACTCTCGCCTGCGATATATGAGGATTGTAGATTTCATTGAAAGGTCAATGGTTGATAGCAACCCGGACCCATATCAACCAGTTTACGCGGGCAAGACAGTAGCGGTGGTCGAGTCCAAAAGGGCTTGGAACATGGTAAGTCAGTTGGTGCCTGGCAACCCTCCTTATGCTGTTGGTGGTTATTCCGGAAGCTTTGCCTCAACACCATCTGCCACACAAGTCAACGTGTACAAGAATAGGGGTTATTACGATTACAGCGAGCAGCCAGCTAACTCAAACGGCTACCCCGCTGGCTATTCCTACCAGTCCTCCTACATGGTCCTCGACGTTTCTAACTTTTAGGAAAAGAAATGGCACGGCAAAATATTGAACTAGGCACCGCACCCTCGGGTGTTGGTGGAGATACCCCCCGAAGCGCCAACATAAAGATAAACGCCAACTTCTCGGAGCTTTATAACGCTCCGGCCATCAATAGTTTGCGGGTCTTGGCCGGCGCCACCTATGGAAGCGGGCAGGGCGGGTATATCGGGTGGAACGATGCCGGAGATGGCAGTGGCTTCTCGGGCCACATGGCGTTCACTTGCAACCGAGGCGGCGGTAGCGGCGGATTCAGTTTTCGTTCTGTTCTGAGCGACAACAGCGCTGGCGGTCCACCAATGACCTACAGCTATGGCGGGGTCTTGAACGTTCCAGTCGGGATCCAGCTGGCGGGGCGGAACATTGTCGAGAGCGGCTCCAACGTGAACGGCAGCTATGTGCGTTTCGCGGATGGCACGCAAGAGTGCTGGCTGCGCAACCTTGGCTTCGGTCCGGCGGGTGCGGGGGCAACTGCCTCTGCCTTCTGGACGCCACCCATCGCTTTCCTGGGCAATACCGCCACGGTCATGGCGACCCTGCAGTTTGCAGAGACGACTGATGCGTTCACTTGTTCTCGACTGAGCGCAAACCTCGGCGCTAACGGCGCCGTGACCGTAACGGCAAACTTCAGCGTGAACCAGGTATATCGAATCGGCTTGCATGCCGTAGGCAGGTGGTACTGATGATCATCAATCTTTCTCCGTTTCGCTCCGATGAGACGCTCGCCGTCATCAAGTCGGGCGACGTCCTCACCGTGAATGGTGAAGCCTTCGACTTTTCACGCATGGCCGACGGCGACACGCTGCCGATGGGCGCCATCGATTCCCAGTGGTTTGGCGGGCCGGTCGACCGAGTCGGTGCTGATCTGCTTCTGACGCTGCGGCTTCCACTGCCCATCAACTACAGCCAGGAGCAGGCCTTTCCGGTGCCACTGACCAACGTCCCGGATGGCGAAGTGAGCTTGCCGCAGCCACTGCCGCTGCCCGCGGTTGAAGAATTCCCAATCATCGAGGCCCAGCAATGAACATCGATTGGAGCCAACTGATCACCAAGGCCATGAAAGATGCTGCTGCTGCCGCGCTCGCACTGGACACCGCCAAGGCTGAGCTTTCATCGCGCAACGCATCCGCTGCCGCTCAGATCGCGCGCATTCAGGATCGAGTGGAGACGCTCGGTTACGGCGTGGAGAGCGGCGAGGCCACCGAAGAGGATGAAGCTGAGCTTGCTGCGCTGACTGTCAGCCTGAAAGGCTGGAAGGCCTACAAGTTCCAGCTGGGCAAGGTGGCGACTCAGGTTACATGGCCAGCGGCACCTATCTGGCCGATCGCGCCTGCCATCCCTGACATCTCCGCAGACCCCGCCGCGCTGGCGCCCGACACTATCTGATCGCAGCACGCGACCGGACCCGCCATTGAGCGGGTATTTTTTTGCCTGGAGAAAGCTGATGGAAGTGACTGAAAAAGATCGCGATGTGCTGGCGCGCACGCTGTGGGGCGAAGCACGTGGGGAAGGACTGGCCGGAATGGTGGCCGTGGCTTGGTCGATCCGCAACCGGGTAGACGACGGCAAGGATAAATCGTGGTGGGGCGAGGGCTACACCGGTGTGTGCCAGAAGCCATACCAGTTCAGCTGCTGGAACAAAAACGACCCTAACTATCCGTACCTGAGTGGCGCGAAGCCGATCCCTGCGGGTGAGTTCGTAATGTGCCGTCTTGCGGCTGAGCAGGTCATTGGCGGACTGAAGCCTGATCCAACCGGCGGCGCGACCCACTATTACGCGACCACCATGCCGAAGCCTCCGGTCTGGGCTGCCAAGGCGAAGCAGACGCTGAAGCTCGGGCACCATATCTTTTTCAGGCACGTGCCATGACCGAAGCCCAGATCAAACTGATCGGCGCCGTCGTGATTGCCGCCGCGTTGTTCCTCGCCGGCGGGGCGGTTGCATGGTTCTGGCAGGCCAACGCCTACGGTCAGATCATCGCCATCAACGAAGCCAACCGCCAGGCCGATCTGACGCTGATCGCCAACGCCGGATCAGAGCAGGCGCGCAAGGCGCTCGCCAAGCAGCAGGATGCCGAGCAGAAACTCGCCGCCCTGGACAAAGACGCCACAGAACAGAAGGAAAGGGCCAATGCTGAAAATGAAATATTGCGCCGCGCTGTTGCTGACGGCACTCGCCGGCTGCGCATCTCGGGAAGTTGTAGTGCCGGTAGCGGGAACGTGTCCGGTTCCGCCAGCGCCCCCGGCGTGGGTGATGCAGGCTCCGTCGAACTCAGTCGAGAAACTGGACAAGCTGTTCTCGATCTCCGCAGAGACCTCATCTCCGACCGAGCAGCCTTGAAGGCGGCGCAGGCCTACATTCGCGACGTGTGTCGCTGAAACAAAAAGCCACCCGACCAATCTGATGGGGTGGCTTCGTTGTGGCCAAACCTTAACGGTTAGGCAGGCTACGACAATGTTGGCACACGTATTCGAGGTGGCCTCGGCGCATACGGGTATAGGCGCAAACGTGTACCGGGCGAACGATTGGGCACGTCATAGACATGGCATCGACTCCAAGCAGGCGATCGGCAGTTATAGACTCGCCTTTTTCCATCTGCTATCGTCACGATTCCAACGTCGACGAAAGCATGTGGTTTTTGCGAGGTAAGCACGTCGCAAACCTTCACGCGCCTACATTCGATCAGTCCCCAGCGAGCACTGGTAATGCTCGCTTGGGGGCTAACCTTCCAACTATCTCAATGCGTTAAGCGCATTGCTGGTCAGCTTCCCATCCGCTATTCCCTTCCTTGAAATACAATTCGGTATTTTTCTTTTCAAGGTGGTTTATCTGTTCGAGCAATCCACGCACTTCGCTTGTAACGTTTTGATTTTCCATGAAAAGTTTTCTCAGGGTGAAATCAGAGGTCTTTTGGATAGGGTTTTCGCCTGATTCCCATTTCTTTATAGTCTCTTCCGAAATGCCGAGGACCGCAGCGAGGTTTTTGCGCGTGAGTTTGATCTCGCTTCTGAGAAAACGAAACTCATCCCCAGTTAGCAACGTGTCTTTTTTGACAAGCGAAAGCCCGATTGTTTTATGCAGACCCTTAACGTCTTCCACATGGAAAACTGGCTTACCGTCACTGGACAAACCTTCCGTGACACCATTGGCGAGCCATACGTTATGCAGTCCACAAGCGACATAGTGGAACAGGCTCATTTCATTTCACCTCGATTGAGGCAGATAGGACTTCTAGCCAGGTGTCATCCTCGGCAAGAGCAAAGTACAGCGTCACAAGGCCCTCATGGGAGTGATACGAAATATAGCCCCGAATCTCCTCACCCTGATTACAGATCCCTGTGTGGTCCACTATCCCTTCCTCTAAGCAATCCCATATCTGCGGCATTGATAATTCTCGGGCGCTAGCTAAGTCGTTTATGTCAACCGAGTAGGAAATCTTTTCAGAATCCAACCCGATGTCTCGGACACGCCTCGTCAGCAGCTTCGGGTGGTCATTAATCTTGGCAATGTTTGAGATTTCTGAACTCATTATGACCATCCCGTTTTTCTTCATAATAGGTATTTGATACCTGTTATGCAAGAAAAATTGGAGGTCAGTTTTTCTGAGCCGTAGCGGACCCCCCGAATAGCTTTCGAATAAGATTCGGCCCCTGATTCCGCACATTCCCGACATCCTTGCTCACCTCGAACCAGGTGAATTCCTCGGTCGGCCTGCAGCAATCCTTGGCGATCTCGGCAGCCCGCTCTGGCGTGGTCTCTGGATCGACCCATTCCCGGGCGCGCTCAGGGCTCAGCACCACCGGGCGGCGGTCGTGAATATCCACCATGCCCTGATCTGAATCAGCCGTGATGATCACAAAACCGTCCTGTGGATCCTGCTCCAACCCCTGATGCACTTCCGCCAGCGCGGCGAAGAACATCGGACCTTCCTCCTTCAGCCTGATGAAATAAGGCTGCTTCTTCTTAGGGTCATCCGGATCTTTTACCCATTCAAACCAGCCGTTCGCCGGCGCAAGTGCGCGCCCATTCGGCCATAGCTGTTTGAAAAACTTCCCAGTCATCACGGTTTCTACCCTGGCATTGATCGGGGCAGGGCGCTTCCCTTCACCTTTCGCCCAGAACGGCGACCATCCCCACTTCACCTTGTCGACGCTCAGCCCCTCGGCTGTCCGCCGGATAATCTCAACGCGCGTGCTTGGCGCTACGTTGTAGCGCTCAATAGGCCAGAGGTCATAGCCGTTGATGATCAGCTGCTGGGGCGCCAGTTCCTTGAGGTAGTGGTCCATCGGTTCGTAGATCGAGTAGCGTCCGCACATGCTGTCACCTGTCGAAAATCGGCTTATACAGTGTTGACCACAGCACCTCAGCTTAGTTAACTGTACGCATATACAGTATCGAGCGACAACCATGCATTTCCTTGTAACCCCTCGCAGACGCCTCGGCGTGGCACTGACTGCGAAAGAGGTCAGAGACGCCACTCCTATAAAGGGTGACGTGCAGATGAATGAGTCGGGCAACACCAACCTTGGCCGCGGGACGGTTGAGGCGTTCATCATGAAGACGGGGGACGGACCCGACATTCTCCCGCGACTGCTGGACGCGAAGGTAACCGGTCTGGGGACGACGGGCTTGAACATCACCGGTGTAGAAGAGGTAGACGGGGCTTTCTATTTCCAGTCGTGGTGGTGTCGCTTTGGTTGAGAACCCGCTGGCCGATTGGCGGACGGCGATCAAGGCTCGCGATGAC